ATTTTGTCTGAATAGTAAGCCGTTGCCATTTCTTTTGGTACAAACACCTCACGTACAAGGCTTTCATATTCAGCCACAATTTCGCCTTTCTGTGTCATTACCACCATTCCAAAATCGTATACCTTTAAATCACCAAATCCACCTGCCGTTTCTGTATCAATAATTGCTATGTTTTTCTTTTTCATCTTATCCTCTTTTGTTGTTGTATATGTATATTATAACAGGTTTTCACCTTTAAATCATAATAGTTGCTAATAAAATTCCATTACCTACCAAACCGACAACATTACCGACTGTGTATAGTGTATCATTAGTGGCTATTGATCGTACCAAGTATAACGACAATCCGACAATAGTTAGACCGATTGTACCAATCGGGGTAGTTTCACCATTTTCAAGTGATGATACAATCGCTGGTACGCTGTTGAATTGTAGACAACCAAGACCAACCCAACCCATTATTTCTGCTGTTTTCTTATTTAACATTAGCATTTCCTTATATAGTAGAAAGATTAATTTCTTTCTTTGTATGGTAGTATTATACCATATTGGGTCGTAGTGTCAAGCCTTATGAGATCTTTATAACCCCCTTTAGAACGTGGGTATTATCCTTGACATTCTGGGTCGGGTAGGGTAAAATCGGCGCAGATCTATATTAACAAATGCTAATATAGATTGTATTGGTTAAAGTAATGGTTGAATAAAGGCAATGTATGCGGTGTAGGCGTATAAAGCAACAACAACGTATGAAAGTCCGATTAGTGTATTTATTAATATATTCATAATATTATATGGGGCATTGCTACCCCAATTCCTCTAGTTTAAGTTATCAGCCAAATTCTGTAAATCTATTTTAGTAGACTTTACAAGTGAGGGTAATTTCAAATCTCCAAAGTGAGCCTCAATTTGAGCAACTAATTCAGATTTGGTAATCATTGGCTTACCTGCTTTTGTTATCTTTATTGCTTTCTTATAAATCCCCATAGCCACTAATTTAGCGATGATAGATTTCTCAGACTTAGCCAAATCAGTAGCAAGGCTTGATACAGTAGTGCGGGTAGGCTCAAGAGAGTATTCAGCCATTAATTGGGCTTCATTCTCTTTAGTGTAGTTTTTAGTAGTAGTAGTAGTCATATTATTATATCCTTATATTGTTATGGGTTTCGCCTTTTGCTTAACCTCTGAATACTATTATACAGACATTTTTTATATTGTCAAGCCTTATTGTGAAATTAAGTGTAAATAGTTGGGGGTGGGGTAGTAGTTCACAATGATCCAATTATTGGGGGGTGGGGGAGTAGTTCACAATGACCCAATAATTTTAAACATTATATTATTCACCTACAAATAGGGGGGTTATAAGACCTTGACATATCTGTGGCAGTTTTACACCCCCACGCGTAAAACTTTAGTAAATTATCAAAAAGGCATAAATAAAACAGACTTGGGCAAACACAAACCCCAAACACCAACTTAAAAAAATTTCTTGACATTTTTCCTGATATTTGATATAATAGTGTAATGATATTTGGAGAAGAAAAATGACTGATCAACCAGCACTAGTTACTAAAATTGCCCCCGAAGCACTCGCTGTAGCAGAAAAGTACTTATCGTCAATGAATATTCAAGAAACAGCACTTGCCCTACAAATTAGCGAGGAAGAAGTCACTTCATACTTGTCAAAGAGGGAAGTCAAGAGATATGTTGATTCCGTATTTCTGGATGTAGGATATCGCAACAGGTTCAAACTTGCAGCTACCCTTGACCAAATTATAGATCAGAAACTTGAAGAGCTAGACGAATCAGAAATGGGGTCTAATAAGGATATTGCCGACCTTTTAGCTCTTGCACATAAAATGCGTATGGATGAAATTAAGGCACAGACTGAATTAGTAAAGGCTGAACAAAGTCAAATAAAAACTCAGACCAATGTTCAGATAAATGAAACACCTTTCGGAACAGGTAATTATGGAGAATTAATGCAAAAATTATTAAAAGAAGGGTAGTAAGATACAGGAGTCAAATATGAGCGTAAGAAGAATAACAGTTGAGGAAAAAGATTGGCTTGATAATTTAGATGCTCTTTGTCAAGAGCACGTTGACAAATATGGAGATATCGATTATGATGAGGCGGAACTAGATGGGCTGACTAACCTCTGCACAGCTATTATATTTTCTCATACACTCATAGATTTCTCAAAGGTTGAGAGACCTACACTACATTAGAAATCTCGGGGATTTTTAAAGTCGTATAAGGTCTCTCTTTTAATTAAAGGAAGAAAATGATAAAATTTTTAGTTGGATTTATGGTGTCATTTAGTGTTTTAGCATTAGATGATTTTGATTTGTATAAATATGGGCCAGATGCCACTGTAGAGATAGAAAGGGTTGGAGTAGTATTAAAAGTAGTACTCTATAAAGAACCTGAAGAACTAAATAAAGCATGGAATAAGTCAACAGGTGAAAATGGAAATGAAAACAGCAGCGTAAGAGCTTTTACACAAACACGAGAGGGAGACGATGTTTGTGCAGTACACTTTATTCCGCCCACTATATGGGATGATAGAGAGACTTTAGCGATTATGGGACATGAAATACTACACTGCTTAGGGGCCAACCATCAAAATGCAGCTGAAGAGATAGCAAAGAAGAAAAAAGAGCGTGAAAACAAATATGGAGCCAATGAAGAGTCAGATGAGGATCTATTAGCCGAGGACAGAAGGTTAGAGTTAGAGTGGTTAAGAGAGGATTACAAACAATTAGGCATTATAATAGACAGTGACTATGAAATCACAGATGCCAACAATTGAACAACTCAGTTTAGACTTAGCAGACTTTATGATGCCGTTCATAGCGGTGATGCTGGGCATTGTTGTAGCGATGTTGATTAAAGACTATGCTACAAATATTGCCAAAGGTATAAGTTTTAAGTATTTTGGTCCTTTCAAAGAAGGTGACCATGTAATGCTAGAGGACCATAAATCTGTAATAGTTAAGATAGGTTTAACTATTACTGTTTTTGGATGTGATGATGATAAACGCGGCTATATATGGAGATATGTACCGAATAATAGAATAGGAATACTCAAACTGGGCAAGATTATATCTCATGCCAAAAAGGAACTATAGTGATGGAAAATCGTGTTAACTCTTTAGAGACGGAAATTACTCTATTAAAGAGTCAGATGGGCACATGCCAAGAATCAATTAGCAAAGAGATAGAATATTTAAAAAGACGTAAAGCAGACGTACCTCAGTGGATTAAAACTGCTTCCATAGCTATCATATTTGCCATATTTGGGCAAACCGTGTCAGTAGTATGGTGGGCATCTAGTATAGCATCTCATACTGACAACATGCAGTTACAAGTTGATAAAAATACTAAATTTGTAGAAACCTGGCCAACTCTACACAATGAAGTGATGATAGGGCTTAAAGAGATACAAATAGAAAATAGAAACATTAAAGAACTGCTCAAAGAGGTACGGGTACTACAATCCGGACATAAATTAGACCCTTCACATAAGGAAAAGTAAAAATGCTAAAAATTAGCAGAGAGGATGTGAATCCCGATGCGATCCAATCTTTTGATAAAGATAAGAGATTCATAAAACTACCAATAGAATCATATATGGAACTTTTAGGCATAACGCCTATACGTTCTCAGATAGCACTTTTAAATGCTGTCAACAATCCTAATTACAGATTCATAGTGGCAGCCCTATCTCGTCGACAGGGCAAAACTTATATATCTAATATTATAGGACAACTCACCGCGTTAGTACCTGGGACCAATATTCTCATCATGAGTCCTAACTATGCGCTATCACAAATCTCATTTGACCTCCAACGCAACCTTATTAGACATTTCGATCTTGAATTGACTCGTGACAACGCTAAGGACAAAATCATTGAACTTTCCAACGGCTCTACAATTCGTATGGGTTCGGTGAATCAAGTCGATTCCGTGGTTGGGCGTAGTTATGATTTAATTATTTTCGATGAGGCTGCACTATCAGATGGCTTAGAGGCATTTAATGTCGCTCTTAGACCTACGCTTGATAAACCCACTTCCAAAGCTATTTTTATATCTACACCTCGTGGACGTAACAATTGGTTCGCAGACTTTTATCATCGAGGCTTTAGTTCAGAGTTTACAGATTGGGCTAGTATACACTCTACTTACCATGAAAATCCTCGTATCAGTATTAAGGATATTAATGAAGCTAAGAAAGGGATGTCCAAGGCCGAATTCGCACAAGAGTACTTGGCTGACTTTAATCAGTTCGAAGGTCAGATATGGAACTTTAACTTCGAGAAGTGTGTGGAAGACCTTGAAAATCTAGATACTTCTAAAATGGACATTTTTGCAGGGCTCGACGTCGGATATAGAGACCCTACTGCCTTTTGTGTGATTGCTTACGATTGGGACTCGGAGCTATACTATATTATTGATGAATACATGCAAGCAGAGAGGACTACTGAGCAACATGCAGAGAAAATTCAGAAAATGATCAATAAGTACGATATCGATGTAATTTACATTGATTCAGCAGCGCAGCAAATGCGGTGGGATCTGGCTCAAGATTACGATATATCTACAGTTAACGCTACAAAAGATGTTTTAGCGGGAATTTCCGCGGTAGCAACAATTGTAGAGAACGACAGACTTATAATAGACCAAAGATGCACAAATGCTCTGACGTCTATTGATCAATATCAATGGGACCCAAACCATAATTTACTAAAAGAGAAGCCAGTACATAACATGGCATCTCATATGTCAGATGCATTGAGGTATTCCCTCTATACCTTCGTAGCTGCGTACGTCACAGTTTAGGTATGAGGATAGAAAAATAAGACTTGACTTTTTATCTTAGTATAGGTATAATTACGGTATAAATTTAGAGATATATAAAAAAATACCTGAACAACAGGATTGGCTATATGGCAGAACTAAAGAGGGACATTGTAAAGTATGTCCGTGATCGTGCTAAGAGCGCGTATGATAAAGATTCAGAATGTCGGATATGTGGGTCTAATGAAGAATTAGACTTTCATCACTTCTACGGGATGACTGAGTTATTGGAGAAATGGTTAAAAGAGAACGGCATTACTGTCGAAACTGCGGAAGATATTATTGGAGTTCGTGATAGATTTATCGAAGAAGAATATACTAATGTATATTACGAAACGGTTACACTCTGTCACGGACATCATCTTAAACTTCACAGTATCTACGGTAAACGTCCTAAACTAGCGACCGGCCCTAAGCAAAAGCGGTGGGTAGAAAAGAGAAGAGCTAAAGAATATGGGAATAATTAATAATTTAATAGAAAAACTAAATCCTGCACAGCCTGAAATTCACAGTTCAGAGACTACAGCAGGAACCACTATGCCGTGGAGACGCTATAAAGTAGCGTATAAAGAAGTTGAAGTAGTTAATCGTGGGGTTAACTTGATAGTAGATGCAGCTTCGGCAATTAACATAGATGTTGGGGATAAACTACAATTTGCTGGACAATCTCTTCTTAGGAAGAATAAAGTCGACCAATTGTTAAATCACCAACCTAACCCCTTTCAAGATATAAGTGCGTTTAAACGTAACATATATCTGGATTTTGTAACGGAGGGTAATATCTTCCTTTACTTTGATGGAGCACACATATACCATCTACCTGCACAGAATGTGGAGATTGTAACAGATAAGAAAACATATATTAGCCATTATAGCTACGAACGAAAGAAATTCAAACCAGAAGAAATCATACATATTAAAGAAAACTCAGCAAACTCAATCTTTAGAGGAGATTCACGTCTCTCATCAGCAAGTAGGTCCTTAGAAACACTTTCTAAGATGCAAGACTTTCAGGA